GTTTGATCCAGCTGTCCGCCGACCATCAGGTCACTAAGCGGATTCGCCGGGTCGTGCGGCTCGACCTCTCGAAGGTGACGGCAGATCCGTTCAAGCCGGTTGAAAACGTGAAGGTCAATATGGCGGTTTACACCGTCTTCGATCTTCCCGTTGCCGGCTACACGAACGCTGACGCCCTCGCAGCTTGGGTAGGGTACAGAACCCTCCTGGCTGCCTCCTCGGACACGGTCATTACCAAGCTCTTGGCAGGTGAGAACTAAGGTTCTTTCTCTGCTAATTGCTGGTTGACTATGTCACCAGTTGGTAACGGTCGTCACGAGCTCCCCGAAAGGAGAGAATCGAACGACGGTCCGTCGGCCCGCGCTTTTCCAAGCGTAGGCCGTCGTAAGACGGACTATGATCCTCGTACGACGATCTCGAAGAAATTCCTCGCGATCGCTGTTGCGCTGATCAACGCAGCCTATCTGGTAGCGGAAATCTTCCTTAGGGGCACTAATGTGTGCCCTTAGGAGATTTGCAAACAATACCCAAGTAGTCACACGTCAAGACCTAGCCGGAAACGGCGAAGTTACGACTCTATATGTGACAATCTATCTACAGCCCAAAAGGCTGAGGTCAGATGAGGTGCAGGTTCGACTCCAAAACGTTTACGAAGCTCTTGTTGAGCTTAGAAACGCAACAGATTCGGATCCCCTGCACTTTACTTGGTGAGTCTTAGACGACAAAGCTAGGGATGTGTTTACCCCCAATAAGGAGGGACACTGAAAAGCCTGACGTCACTCTGGTCATGCACGGCTAATGAACTTGCCGTGCGATGTTGCACTAGCGCCACGCTTGACATAAAAACTGTCGAGCGTCGGTTCGAACACGAGGGGTTGTCGTTTTTGGCGATTACCCTGGCGGACCTTGGTAAAGCTACCGAAAAGTGGCTCGACCGCGGTTTCGTCGTCCCGTCGGACGTTCCGGCTTTTAAGCCGAAGCGTCTTACAAGTCTCCCGGCATTTCTGTCAGGTTTCTATGGACGTGTGTTCGATCCTAGTAGTGGCGTGCTTTTGGACAGTCCAGATATCGAAGCAATCTATGCTTTGCGTCAGCTTACGCTGATGTTTAGCAAGATAGCTCTCCCTCAGGATAACCTTTTTGGGTCATCCACGCGAGTTGTTTCTTCGCGTCGTGAGAGACTAGCGATGGACGGTTTTGTCCGATGTGAGCAGGATGTTCGTAGTAGTGATGCAC